AGGCGACCATCGCTGACTACTACCAGTGGGCCACGTCGATGTCGGACGACCAACGCGCGAAGCTGGCCTACCTCAAGTGGCTCGACTACGCACGGCGCGGCCTCGACGAGGCACGGCAGGCGCGGGAGCTGGATGCCGAACGTGGGACGTTGCGGATCCCGCGACGGCACGCGGATAATAAATAACTGAGGCAGAAGGACATGCGCGATACATCGGACGCTTTGTTTTTGGCTTCTATCTGGATCGTCTTCGTGCTCACCTTGGCCGCTACCGCGTTGTTCGATACTCGGACGGCCGCGCAGACCGTGCGGATGGCACCGTCGGACACGCGGCTGCAGATTCCGATCGACGTCGAGCGGATGCCGACGCAGCAGGATATGCGCATCGTGAGGCGGTTCAGCAGCTATCCGTGGGATGACAAGGCGCCGTCCTGGAGCACCTGGCGGGTCAGTGCCGTCCTCGTCGAGGTCGTCGCGACGCACGAGTGCTTCCTCGTGACGTCCACGACGAGGTCCGCAGACTTCACCGTCAACAACGCGAGGTGCCCGCAATGAAAGTAAGTGCGACCGTAACGTGGCGATGCGAGCGTGGCGACGTCGAGGTCGCGAATACTGTCGAATACGGAGAAAGCGCCTGGCCGCCGAGCGACTTCAATTGGTGCAGCGACGAGGACGGCGACCACTTGTTCTGTGCTGCGCACTACAAGGAATGGCTCGCTGACGTCAGGCGGAAACATCCGAATACGACGTGGACGGCATGAAGATCGTCCTCGCGTCGAACCAGCGGCGCTTCCTCGCTGAAGGGAGGTATGTCCTCGATGCGCCGATTCGCGTGCCGATCATGGCGACGCTCGAGGGCGCCGGCCGCGGGACGAGCCTCGTCGCGGCTGGAGACTTCCCCTGCGTCGAGCTCGAAGGCTCCTACGCCAGCGTGAAGCATCTGTCGCTGGATGCCGTGACGAATAGCACCGGCACCGGGATCGATTGCACTGAGGGCGAGTCGAACAATACGATCGACGACATCTGGTTCGACCGGCGGCTGAAGATCGGCCTGCAGATTACGCCCTACCGGCCGTCGGCTGGGATCTACCGCATCCAGAACCTCAGGTTCGATGCGGTCGACGGAATGACATGGGGCATCATCATCGGCGACGGCCAGCACCTCGTGAGCGACTTGATGTTTTCGAACATCTCGCTTACGACGCTTGGCGGCATGGTCGGTGCCGTGGCGATCCGCAACCGCGTTGATACGGTCAGCTTCTCGCAGTCGACGTTCGTGGCATTCGATTCGGCGCCGACCGGTATGAGTATCGGCGTGCCTGATGCGCAATTCGATGTGACTGGCGTGCAGTTGAATGACGTCATATTCGATGGCTTCGCGATGGCCGGCCTGCAGGCATTGAAGGTGAGCAGCCTGCGCGTCGTCGGCGGTTCCTACAACATGAACCCAATACTGTTGCACGCGGGCGTGCGCGGAGCGCTCCTACTCGGCGCGACGATCCAGGCGGCGCCAGCCTATGCCGTCTACATCGACCGGGCACGCGCGGTGCGTCTCGTCGGCAACCTGATCGCCGACAATAATACGAAGAATTGGGTCGGTCCAGCAGCCAAGCCGGTGTATGTGACGGCAGGCACCAGCCCGCCGAGGCTGTCCGGTAACGACTTCGGGAATGACATTCTGTGGGCGAATACTGGCCATCAGGCATTCATGGATAACTCGTGATATGAGCGCCAATGACCGCGCCTTCTGGATACCTGCCGGCGAACCGGCCGTGAGGCTCGAGAAGGAACTTGACCGCAGCGACCTGACGACGGTCGCCAGGTTGGGAGCGGCTCGGCTATCGCAAGACGACCTCGTGCCGCTGCGCGATGTCCTGTATGAGCTCGCACGACGCGGCTACCAGATCGTCCCGCTGGAAGAGCGTGGCTGGATGGATGACCTGTTCTTTAACGCACGCCCAGTAGAAGGAACGCCGGTCGAAGTCGTCGTGCAGACGCGGTGCGGCTGCGAGCGCACGATGCTGGTCCGGTGGCCGTTGCCGGTGCGGATTGTTGTGCCGATAGCGCATGGCCGGCCGGCGGTCGCCGGACCGTCTATCGACTTCGGCCAGCGCGAATTCGCCCTGCACGGCCAGGCGCAGGATATACACGGCCAGCGGCGCTCGCGCTTTCTCTACCTGGAAGTCTGACAGTCGGTATACTATCTGGCCGAGATGCCGAAGCGGACATTCAAGCCCGCATTGCCGAAGCCGGCATTCGTCGTCTATCCGTTCCAGCAGCAGCAGCAGTATTTCGTCGTCCATATCGCGCGCGGCTTGAAGGCTCTGCGTCGCGTCTTGAAGCAGTCAGTCGGGCGCGCGCATCCGCAGCAGCTGGCCTGTTGCGTCTCGGCGACATCTGACGAATTGCCGGAGTTGATCGGCGTCCTGTACTTCTCGCGCGGGCACCTCGGCGGCGGCATCGTGGCGCACGAGATGGCGCATGCGGCATTCCGGGCCATAGAAAGCGAAGGCAAGAAGGTGCGGCACTGGCGGCGTCCGGCAACGAGCCCGGCGAGTCTGGAGGAGCGGTACGCGCATGTCGTCGAGCACCTCGTCAGTCAGTTCTACGTCGAAGCCTACCAGCGAGGCTACGCCAAGTAGGCGCCGCCGCGGCCGTCCGGCGACGCGCCCGGACCGCAAGCTGACGGTGCAGATCGCCGTCCACCTCACGGGCGCAGAGGCCGAGGCGTTCTACCAGTGCGCGGCGAACGACTGCACGACCGCATCGCAACTGGCACGGCGCCTCGTGAAGGCCTTCCTGCGCATCCAGCACCGCAAATTGACAATTACCTAGAATTAGCCGAATGTCGGCTTGAGCCTAATATCAATGCCGGTTCCTTGCCGCCATCTTCGAGTGCGCCCTCGTTCGTGTCGGCCCTCGCCGACCTCTCAGACGCTGACCGCCTTAAGGCGCTGCAATACGTCCATCCGCTCTACCTGCAGAACCGCGAATCGTGGGCGACGCTCATCGACGCGTTCGAGGGACAGGGCGGCTTCCTCAATGGCGGCTACCTCTGGCCGTATCCGCGCGAGAGCGAAGTCGACTTCAAGCACCGCCAGTCGATGGCCCGCTACCATAACTACCTCGAGACGATGGTGGACCTCTACGTGCGGTTCATTTTCACGTCCGGCGTGCGCCGCGAGTCGAAGTCCGACGCCTATAACGACTGGCAGACGGACGTCGACGGGGCCGGAACTGAGATCAACAACCTGCTGAAGCGGCTGGCCGCACTAGCGCTGGTCGCTGGGCACGCTGGCCTGCTGATGGATAAGACTGCGACGCCACCGCGCGGCCCGCGGCAGATCGACGAGAAGTCGCGCGTCGTCGCGACGGTGTTCGCGGCGCCGGCGATCGGCGACTGGCGCTACGCCCAGAACAAGCTGACCGGCGTGAAGCTGTTCGAACACGCGCCGGTGCCATCCATCGTCGACCCGCTGCCGGTCGGCGACGATGCCAGGCAGTACCTCCTGTGGGACGAGACGGGCTGGGCCCGCTACGACTTTCGCGGCGTCCTGGTCGGCAGCGACACGCCGAAGCTCGGCCTGGTGCCGCTGTCGGTCCTGCGCCCGAAGGCCAGCCAGCTGGGTCCTCTGCTCGGCCGTCCGCTGGCCGGCAACTCGAACGTCATCCGCGCCCTCTACAACCGCGCGTCCGAGGAAGACGAGGTCCTGCGCGCGCAGGCGTTCTCGGTACTGACGGTGAACGTGCCGCCTGAGGGCAACGTCGACGAGGTACGGTCGTCGCTCGGCGGCGTCATCGGGACCAGCAAGGCGCTGATCGTAAAGGGCGACATCGAGTACAAGACGCCGTCGCAGGAGGTCGCGCCGGTCATCCGCGAGAACTTCGCGTTCCTAGTTCAGGAACTGTTCCGCGCCGCGCACGTGCGTCACAAGCGCGACAGCCTCGCGGCCGAGAGCGGCGAGTCGATCCGGCTGCAGTACACCGAGCTGAACGAGATGCTGCAGGGGTTCGCGAAGGCGCTCGCGCAGCTTGAGCAGGAGATGGCGCGCGCGTTCTTCGCCTGGACGACGCCGGACCCGCGTGCGGCAGACGCGGCGTTCGACAAGGCGAAGGTCATCGCGCAATATCCGACCGAGTTCTTCCTCGACCCACTCATCGCGGACCTCGAAGCCTGGGTGCAGGCGCTCGGCATGGGCCTTGGGCCGACGATGAACAAGCGCGTGAAGAAGCAGGCCGTGCGCCGCATCGACCCAGAGATCCCGCCAGAGGACCTGAAGAAGATCGATAAGGAGATCGAGGCGCAGCCGGACGAGGAGTCTGGTATGCCGATGCCTATGCTCGCACCGCCGGATACGGGCGATCCGGAAGGCGACGCCATCAAGAAGGCGCAGGAGGGCAAGGATGTCGCGGCGTAGCGAACTCGCGGCGATCGCGCGCCTGCGTCGGCTGGCCGACCGCGAGACGCCAGCGCTGCGCGACGTCATCCTGCGCGCGCTCGAACAGTTCCGCGGCGAGATCCAGGTCGAGCGCCTCGAGAACCTGCTCATCCTGCGCGACGCGGCAGGCCTGCACGACCTGTCCGCGACGCTTCCGCTGCGGCTTAGGCCTGCGACGGCGGCCCTGCAGCGCGTATTCGGTCTCGGCGTCCTATCCGGGCGCTCGCTGCTCATCGACGCCGGCATCGACATGGCGTTCGACTATATGGACCCGTTCGCTGTCGCCGCGGCCAGACGCCAGGCGGCGCAGTTCGTCACGCGCGTGACGGAAGAGACGCGGCGTGCTATCAGGAGCATCGTGGCCCGCGCATTCGCCGAGGGTATTACGCCGCGCGACGTCGCCAGGTTGGTCCGTCCGCTGGTGGGACTGACAGAGCGCCAGGCACGAGCCGTCCTGCGGTTGCGTGCCGTGCTGCGTGCGAGCGGGATTGCGCAACGGACCATCGCTGCACGCGCGGCGACGTTCGCTGACCGACTCCTCCGCCAGCGCGCGCTGATGATCGCCCGCACCGAGACGGCCGCCGCGTCGAGCCAGGGCCAGATCGCAGCTTGGGATGACGCCGTGCGGCGCGGCATGCTGGATCCGCGCAGCCGCAAGGTATGGCTGACGACCGACGACGACAAGCGGTGCCCGTTCTGTGCCGCGCTGAACGACGCGACGGTGCCGCTAGGCGCGATGTTCGTGAGCCGCGGCAAGCCGATCGCCGCGCCTCCCGCTCATCCGAATTGCAGATGCGCCGTAGCCGTCAGGCCGCCGTCTATCGCTGCTGCCAGGAGGGCCGCATAGTGGCCAAGAAGAAGCGCAAGCCACGCAAGAAGAAGGCGCCATATGGCTGGTGAATTTAAGCACATCCGCGTCGAGCCAGATAAGCTGCCCGCTGCCGACGAAACAACGACTGTCCGCGGCGACATGGTTGTCGGAAACGTCGTGCCGATCCAGACGACGACGCAGCTCACGCTGGCACCGAAGCCTGACCTCACCGACGTTACCTATTGGCGCCGCATGGCAGTCCAGGCTGGCGAGCGCCTGACCTACGCAGAGAACCAGTGTAACGACCTCCGCAAGGCAGCCGATGATGCCCGCCAGCGGTTCGGGAAGTACAAGATGCGCCTCGACCGCGCGAACCAGGACGTCAACGAGCTTCAGGCGCGGCTGATCCTAAAGTCTGCCGAATGCGATGCCATGCGCGAACAGCTCGCAAAGCAGGACGGCATCGCCCAGAAGGTGCACGCGTTTCGCCAATCGCTGCTCGACGGTCCGCTATGGGAGCTGTTCGCCGAGCTCGCTGTCAGTCCGCCACTGGCGGGCGTGGAGACAACTGATGCGTAAGAGGTATATCGATCCGAGGACTTGGAAGAACATCGCAGTGCGCTACGGCGTGCGGACCGACCGCGTCGATCCAGTGCCGCCGCTGCCGGATCCGAATCCGCCGGCACCGCCGGAACCGGATGCTGACGAGGTGCAGCGCGCGAAGTATGAGGCAGACGTGGCACGGGCCGAAGGCGCGCGGCTCAAGAAGCAACTCGAAGAGATCCAGAAGCAGCTCCCGAGCCAGGAGGACCGCGCGCGCTGGAGCCAGCTCGAACTCGAGGCGCAGAATACCGAGGAAGAGCGCAAGCGTAAGAGCGGCGAGTTCGACAGCTGGCGGTCGCAGATCGAGGCTAAGCACGCGAAGGCGCTCGACGACGAGCGGCAAGTCGTCGCGAATGCGCAGGCGGCGGCAGCAGCGACAGAGAAGGAACTGAACGACACGCTGATTGGCCTGGCGTTCTCGGGCGCGACCGAGTGGTTCGGCGAAGCAGGCAAGACGGTCCTGCTGCCGGAGATCGCGCAGTCATACTTCGCCGGCAACGTGGCCATCGAGGTCTTGCCAGGCGTCAACGGCGGACCGGCTCGGCGCCGCGTCATCGTGCGCGGCATGAACGGCACGAACATCGTAGACCTGAAGACGGGGCAGCCAGCAGCATTCGACCAGGCGATCGGCGAGTTGATCGAGTCACACCCGAGGCGGAAGCACATCATGCGTGGCAGCGGTAAGGTCGGCAGCGGAAGCGCCGGCGGTGATAACGGATTGGAAGGCAAGGACCTCGCGAACCTCAAGCCATCGGACTTCAAGGACCAGAAGATCCGAGATGCGGTCCGTGACAGCTTGGCGGCACCCGGTGGGTTGCAAGTAGGCCCAGGGTTCGACAAGCCGCGCGGCGGCAGTCGGTAGGCAGGGGCGGGGCCGGGAGTTTGAGACATGGCCGGTGAAACGACGACCACCACGTTGACGAAGATGATTCGCAACGCGAGCTGGAACGCTGGGCAGCTGTACTTCGCAGAGCGGCCTGGGGTGACGGGATTCGTCACGATCAAGGACATCACAGGCGAGGACACGCTCGTGGCCAGGTTCCCCATTTATGACAAGGTGAGCGCCCTGGCGATCACGGAAGCGGCGGACTTCACGACGAACTCGGCGCTGGACACCACGGGTTCCGCTGATGCGACGGTGTCGGAGCACGCGATCCGGTTTGAGGTCACGGACCTCTCGCTGAACGCGACGGTGGAAGACGTGATGAGCCCGTCGAACGCGGTGACGCAGAAGGCGATCACCGAGGGCGGCATCGCGGGACAGGCCGCGGCAGAAGCGTTGCAGCGCATTCAGGACCAAGACGTGTGTGCGCTGTTCGCGGCGTTCAACAGCAGCACGGGCAGCAACTCGGGCCCGCTGACGCAGACGCTGTTCATCGCGGCGGTGACGCAGCTCAACATCGACAACATCCCGACCGACAAGCGCGTCGCGGTGCTCCACGCCAAGCAGTGGCAGGCGCTCCTGCCTATCTTCGACGACGCGAACGTGTTCGGCGCGCAGGGCCAGCAGATCGTCGCCACGGGCGCGGTCGGCACCCTCTACGGCGTGCTGATCTTCGAGACCAACAACGTCGCGACGGCGACGGTCTCGACGTCGACCGTCTACGCCGGAGCGATCATGCACCCGACGGCGATCGGGCTCGGCACGAAGGGCAGCATGCCCATGATGGAAGCCGAGCGCAAGGCGTCGCAGCGGCTGACGCAGTTGGTGGCGACGGGCGTGTGGGGCGAGGTGGAATACCGCGGCCAGGCGACGACCAACGGTCGTGGCGGCGCCGGGGTGTTCTTCTATAGCAACACGAGCTCGTAGGCCGGAACGGCGCCGGCGAGTATTCGCTGGCGCCACCGATCCTGCTGCGGAAGGGAGACGCATGAAGTCCATCCACGACGTCGTGCAGATCCTCAAGGACCTGCCGGAGCTCCTCGCAGACGTCAGGGAACTCCTCTCGGCCGTCAGGGAACTGCGGCAGGCGGCGCACGAATTCGCGCAGAAGTCAGAAGCCGTCGAGATGCGGTTATCAGTCCTCGTAGATGCCGTCAAGCATGACGGATAGCGAGCGACCAACAAGGAGAACCGTCACATGCTCTTGCTAGTCCCGTTCAACAGCGCGTGGATCAACCACGACAAGGTCGACCTCCACGCCATCTACCGCCGCCCGCGCTACAAGGAAGACGAGTACGGCGAGTTCAAGCGCGAGCAGGACGCCAACGGCATCCCGACGTGGGACATCACGACGCCGCTGCCGATCAAGCAGCACAACAAGTGGCTGCAGAAGGGCTTCGAGTATATCACGCTGGCCGACCGCACGAGCCTGATCACGGCGGCCTCGTTCCGCACGGTCCTGCTCACGGATGGCAGCGGCCCGGACGTCCACTGGCAGAAGTACGACCAGCACCAGACGGGCGGTCCGTGGAACTGGAAGAAGTATCACGCCGGCATGGCGACGACGACGACCCGCGCGGCCGACCAGCTGCGCGCCGACGTCGAGCGGTTCGGGAGCGACGCCGTCGAGGCGATCCGCCGTGGCCAGGAACCGGGGTTCACGTTGCCGGACCACCTGAAGGGCATCGCGCCGCGCGCTGCCGCCGCCACAGAGGCACCGCCGGAACCGGCGCCACCAGTGCAGCCGCAACCGGTGCCGCAGCCAGCGCAACCGAAGGTCGACCCGCGCATCGATCCGAAGCCGGTCCCGAAGAAGGAGACCGCCGCATGAAAGTGACGCTGGCGCTGCTCATGGGGAACGGCTTCCCGGTGCCGGCGCCGTTCGTCGTCGGCTACTCGCACCTGTTGCAGATGTTGTTGACTGGTGCGGGGAACGCAGCCTTGCCTGCGGATCGGAAGATCGACGCGGCGAGGACGTTGTTCGTGCACGACTTCCCGATCGACTACGCGCGCAACCGCGCATGCAAGCTGTTCCTCGACGAGGACGACGGCGACTATTTGCTGTTCCTCGATACCGACATGAAGCACCCGCCGGACCTCGCGCACCGGCTCGTGCGACACGGCCTCGACATCGTGACCGGGCGCTACGTGATGCGCCGGCCGCCGTTCTTCACCGTTGCGATGCGCAAGGTGGGCGACGGGGCGACGGAATATCAGGCCGTGGAGAAGCTGGAACCAGTCGTTAGTGGGCTCGTCCCGATCGACGCTGGCGGAGCGGGTGCCCTCCTGCTCTCAAGGGCCGTCGTTGGAGCGGTCCGCGATCGGACGGGTGGCGACTGGTTCCGCTACCAGGACGGGCCGGACGGATTCCGCAGCCGCAGCGAGGATATGTGGTTCTACGAGCAGGCGCGCGCGTGCGGCTATCAGGCGTGGCTCGATGCCGATGCGGTCTGCCAGCACGTGGCGTCGTTCGAAGTCGACCAGAAGTGGCACGAGGGCTACCAGCGCGAATGGCTCGCGCAGATGGCGCGACAGGAGGTTCCGGCATGAATCGGCACATCGACGAGGCGCGCCTGCGCCTGGCGTCGGCGAGGCACACCTACCACGACCTGCTGACGACGGTTGACCGGTCGCTCCAGCGCGCAGTCGCGCAGGATCCGGCGAACCTGACTGACGCGAAGGCGCTGCAAGGCGAATACTGGATCCCGTCGAAGCCGGCCGAACTGAAGGCGCACGTGCAGCCGACGGCCGGCGAGAGCGATCCCGCGCCGTCGACTGAAGTCGCAGCATCGAATGACTATCCGAGCACGCCGGCCGCAACGGCGCCGGCAGAACCGAATTGGACTGTCGGCGGCACGGTGCCGCGCGAGGGAGACCGACCATGAGCGGACATAGCGAGACGACGGCTGAACGCAACGCACGCCTCGATCAGGCGGCAGCCGCAGCGGCGGCGAAACAGTCGGCGAAGGATGCCGCCAACGACAAGGCAGTCGCCGAAGCTCGGGCCAAGGAGACGCCAGAGGCACGCATGAAGCGTGAGGCAGAAGAGGCCGCCGAGCGCGGCACGGCCGACCAACTCGGGCGCGTCGAGGAGCTGCGCACGATCCTGGCGCATGCCGACACGGCCTACACGTCGGCGGTCAGTTCGGTCGCGCACAGGCTGCAGGCACTCGAGGCCGCGGCGGCGAATGCCGACGTGTCGAAGGCGGTCAAGGCCGTCGCCGACGAGTTCGAGCTGGACCTCGAGAAGGCACGCCTGATGCAGCCGAAGGCGAAGAAGTAGAAGGATGGCGAAGAACGTCGCCGCTGAGCGCGCCAACGCCATCGTGCAGTCCCAGGGCGGGACGCATGCCGGACATCCGTGGGACGAGGCGAAGCATCCTCGGCGTCCTGCGGGTTCGGAAGCCGGCGGCGAGTTCGCGCCGGCGAGCACGACGGGGTTCCCGAAGGATGCTATCGATGCAGCCTCTGCGAGAGATGCTGACTGGGTGCGCGACGTCGTGAAGGGAAACAACCTGCTCGCTGCGCAGAACGCTAGCGCGCGGTCACTGTTCCGGAAGCTGTCCGCGCATGGCGGATTCGGCGTGGCGCTGTTCGTGGCAGGCGACGAGCCCGACCTTGAGCTTTACGGCCGCGCCGGTAAGGCATGGTCGACGGCCGGACTTGCGAAGGAGATTGGACGCGCCCATCAGTGCCATGCGAATACCGCGGCGCTGTGGCGCGCGACGAAGGGCCTTGCGTCAGGCCAGCAGGTGCGCATCGCCGTCGGCTACGCACTGGCGCCGGACGGGATCTGGCGGCAGCATACCTGGGGCATACGCAGCGGCAAGATCGTCGAGACGACGGTGCCGTTCAGGAAGTACTGGGGCGTCGAGCTCGGCCCGAACGCGTCGGCGAAGTTCGTATTCTCGAATCTGGGAGTCGTCAAGTGACAGACAGGCCGTTCACGCCGTACGATTCGGTGCGCAAGGTGCCGTGGAATATCCCGCCGAGGGAGCCTGAAGAATGAGTCGAAGCGCTGGCGATACGGTCGAGACCATCGTCCACGAGACGAAGCCGCGCGACGTCATCGTGCTGGGCGTGCCGACGTTCGGGCAGGTCCACGTCTTCTGGGCGTCGCGGCTGTTCGCGAACCTGCGGCATCCGATGAACAGGATCGTGCGGACGATCATCGTGGTCGGCCGCGAGGTCGGCGATGCACGCAACGAGATCGTGAGCCGCGCGCTGGCCATCGAGGAGCAGGATCCGACGCTGCGCTGCAGCCACGTCTTCTTCGTCGACGACGACGTGCTGGTGCATCCGGACGCGCTGGTGAAGTTGCTGGCGCACAAGAGGCCGATCGTCTCAGGGCTCTACTTCGCGAAGTCGAGCGTGCCGACGCCGCTGGTGCTGAGCGGCGAGGACGAGGGGACGGAATTCTCCTGGACGCCGGGCGACTTGGTCGAGTGCTGGGCCCACGGCATGGGCGTGACGCTGATCGAGGCCGACGTGTTCCGGCGCCTGCGCGCCGAGACCGACCTCGGCCAGGACGGCAAGGGTTATCCGAAGTGGTTTGCGACGACCCGCGACGAGGCACTCGTGGTGCGGCCAGACGGCGTGCCGCGCGTGCATAACCAGACCGAGGACGTCTACTTCCTGCGCCGTGCGGCCTCGCTCGGCTACCAGCCGGCGGTCGATACGAGTCCGCAGTCGTTCGCGTTCCACTGGGCGCAGGTCGAACAGCGGGCGTATCCGATCAAGCAGTGGTTTGAATACCAGCGCCAGGGGACGATCACGTGGGAGATGCCGGACGGCCAGAAGGTCGTCTGGGGCGAGCAGGTGGCGTGAATGTGCTTGCGGGACACTACTTCGACGGCCTGCGGTTCCGCGCCCACGATGGCGTGGACCGGCGGCCTGACCACGGAGGCACGCGGTTGATCGACTTGAAGCAGTCGAAGCGGCCGATGACCGAGACGCTGACGTCGATCAGCGACGAAGCGACGTCGAATGCGGACACCATTGCGGCGTTCCACAAGCTGTGGTATGCGAGTCGCAATACGTGGAGCATGACCTTCTACGAGGGTATCCCGACGCTGAAGAATCCGATGGACCTCTGGGTCTACCAGGAGATCGTCTGGGACCTGCAACCGACACTGATCATCGAGACGGGGACGGCCTATGGCGGCTCTGCGCTCTACTTCGCTCGGCAACTGGATCGCGTCGGGGAGGGCCACGTGCTGTCGATCGACCTCGAGCCGGCCGAGCGGCTGCCGACGCATCCCAGGATCAGCTACGTGCGCGGCTTCTCGTCCGTCCATGCGGAGCTGGTGGCGAAGGTTCAGGCCATCGCGCACGGCCACCCGCGCGTGATGGTCGTCCTCGATTCGGATCATGCGAAGCGCCACGTGCTGGCAGAGCTTGAGGCCTATGCGCCGCTGGTGACGAAGAACCAGTTCCTGGTCGTCGAGGACACGAACATGAACGGGAGGCCTGTTGATATCGACTGGCATGGCGGACCCGGGCCTGGCTTGGCGGTCGATGAATGGCTGCCGCAGCATAAGGAGTTCGAGCGCGCGCTCCTGGCCGAGCGATATTTGCTAACCATGCACCCGAATGGTTGGATGCGGAGGATCGCCTGATGCCTCGTAGGAAGAAAGACGCTGAAACGCTCTTTGACAAAGTCGCACACCAAGACAGGAATACGACAGGATCTAGAGGCAAGGCTTCTGCGACGCCAGGCTCTTCGAAGGCCGCCAGCGAGCGCGCGCAGGGTATAGCCGCATCGCAGGGCGGTGGCGCACTGGCGGCCTGGGACGAGTCGAAGCATCCGCGCGTGCAGGCCGGAAGCGATGCCGGCGGCGAGTTCGCGCCGAAAGGTAGCGCTATAACTACCGCGGTCGAGAAGGGTAAGGATTTCCAGTTCGACGGGAACTACGACGTGAAGTTCTCGAACGGCAAGCGCACTCAGATTTTCTACGACAAGGCATCCCAGAACTGGTACGAGAACAAGCAGACGAAGCAACTGTATACGTCGCACTACAGCGACATCTTCGGCAACAGCAAGCAGGAATTGCTCGACAAGCTGACGGCGCATTACGCCAGCAAATAGAACAGTTGCCATGAGAGAAAGCCTCAAGAAGTCCATCGCCGACTCGCCAGCGCAGGGATTCGAGCGCTATCCGAAGGGCAGCATCGTGATCTGCAATGCCTGCGCGAAGCCGATCGCGAAGCTCGAGTTCGGCATCGCGCTCGGCGACAAGATGGGGAAGATGGCGGCCGCGTTCAAGCCGCTCGCCGAACTAGACCTCGACGAGCTGGTCATGCGCGCTGACGTCGATGCCGGCATCCGCGCGACGGTCGCAGCCTGGACGCCCGAGCAGCGCAAGGAGCACCTGGCGAACCGGCACTGTGCCCGGCGTGCGGGAACGGGTTCCTGCAGGTGATCGCCGTAGACAAGCACGAGGTGCTCGACCGCAGCTACACGGTGGAGATGTTGACGGTCCCGCCGTTCGGGATGAAGCCGGTGCCGGTGCGCGGCAAGCACATCGGCGCGGCGCCAGGGAAGGACTGGGTGCACTGATGAAGAGCAATCGTCGCGGATTCGTGGGCGCGCTGGCGCTCACGATCCCAGGATTCGGCGCGGTGGCTGCGCGCCTGGCACCACCGTCGCAGGCGCCGCTGTTGCCGTCGGTCGTTAAGGCGCCGACGCTGTTGCCGAACCTTAAGGCCGGCGACGTCCTGACGGCCAAGCACTGGAACGCGCTCGTCGATGCGATCAACGAGATCAATAAGCGAGGCGGGCGCTAGTGCTCGCGATCCTGCTACTGATCGTGCTCCAGTTCGCGGCGATGACGACGACGCCGGTCACTGTCGTTCTCGACGATGACCATGCGGCGACTGCGAAGGTCCTCGGCTACCGCTGGGTCCTCGACGGACAGCCGCTTTCGCCGACGCCGGTCACGACGCAACCTCCATGCACGTCGTGCCTCGAGCGTAGGCTCGACTTGTCCGTAGGGCCGCACCGGCTAGTGATCACGCCATACGGCGCCGAAGGAGACGAGACAGCTGGCGCGGCGTCCTACGACATCGCCGTGACGATCGTCGGGACTGGGACCGACATCGCGGTGAACCTCTCATTACGGCCGGTGGTCGCTGCGACGCCGCCTCCGCTGATAATCAGCTGTCCGGCAAATAAGTCCGTGACTGGGCTGGCCGGCACATTCGTGACGTATGTATCACCGACCACGACAGGCGGGATCGCTCCGGTCTTAGTGAGCAGTGCGCCTGCGAGCGGATC